GTTTAAGAGCTACTATGTTTAAGAGGGTAGAAAATTACCTACTATGTTTAATGATTACAAAACCTACTATGTTTAAGAGCTACCTGATAACATACTTTCCTGAGTTCTGACCTTGTATCAAGAACGTAAGTCCATATCTTATAGCATCAATGTAATGTTCGTAACCAATGTTAGGCTTAGTATTCTTTTCTTGCCACACATAATTATTTAACTCTCTTACAATACCATGAGAGTTTCTGTCTACTACAATTTCATAATCTTGCATTAATGCTATACCAGAAAGTATACTACCTTTCTTTTTTATTGTAGGTCTTATGTTTAAATCTGCCTTCTGTTTAATTTCTTTTATAAGTCTAGGCTCAGAAGAATCACATATAATTAAATCAGTTCCACACTCCATTTTATTCTTCATTGCTATTTCAGTCGTTGATAATCCTGCCTTTCCATAGATTTCTTTTACATACAGTTTGTTTAAAGCTTTATCTACTGAAATTTTACAAAGCGTTGTCAAATCTACAGAAAATCCAAAGTCTTGACAATAGCAGGTAACTTCTGTTTGTATGTAATCTCCTACTCTCCAGTTCTTAAAGATGGCACCTTCTGCGGCTGAAAGCCAACCTCCAAGTATTTGATGCTCATACTTGTCTGGTCTCTTTAACTTCATTTCAAATATCTGCTCAAGAAATGAATCAGATAGATTTTCCTTATTGTCTTTATAACTTGTATGAATATAAGTAACCTTGTTTGTTGAACCATTCCAACCTGAATCTACTCCAGTACCCTGAAAGAATCTTTGATATATCCAGTGTTCTTTGGTTGTAGGATTCAATATCAATATACATCTATTCTGTTTAGTTTGTGACCTTACAGAGAAATCAATCTTATCAAATGTAGATTCATCTGTTAGCTCCTCTGCTTCATCAATAACAAACGTTGTAACGCCATTTAGAGACTTCAGAGCAGCCGTTTGATTGCCACTTGATGTTCTGATACCTTTGAAGATTATTGAGCTTCCTGTGGTCATATTTATAATTTCATCTTTAGTAATCCTAAAATGCTCTTGAACTCCCATTAAGTCTATTTTTTCTATAAACTCAGGGATAATCGACGTCTGTGCTGAAATCATAGTGTACCTAGTAAACAAAACTTTATGCCCTTGTTCGTAAGTTAATGATAAAAGGAATACAGCTACTCCAAAAGATTTACCAGAACCTCTACCTCCAGTACATATAAAGTATCTACTATCTGCTGTAAATAAAGGGCTGTATTTATCGTTTAGTTTTAAATTATTCATTGTTTAGTTCATCCATATCTATTTCTTCTGATTCTATATCTATTGTATTGTCTAGCTCTTTAACTTGTTTGTCTGAAGCATAGAAATTAATTACAGGTACATTCAGTTTCTTATTAGCATTGCTTTCATTACCATCCTGAGGTTTGCCATATCTATATTGCCAAAGCAAATTCATGTGAGCAAATGAATCTTTGGCCTGTTCTGCTAATGCTTTCCAAGCTTCTTCTTCACTACCAAAAACATCTTTCATTGCATTTAAAGCATAAACAGATATCCTCTCTTTCTTAGCTGGAGTTAATTGTGAAGATGATTTAATCAACTGTTTCTTGTTTCCATACTTATCTCCCTTTTTTCTGCCATTATTCTTTCTACCATCATTAGGTTTTATGTATGCTGAGTTTTGTTTTGCTCTTCCCATCTATCGTATAATTTTGTATATAGTTTCCATATTTCTTTGCTTACTTCTTTCTTAGAGTAAATCTCTTTTGTTATTGCTTTCTTATCTCCAAGCTCTATTCCAATTTTGCATTTAGTTCCTTTATTATCTAAAGGTACAATATATATTTTATAGCCTTTTTCAAAACACCAGCTCTGTGCTTTAAGATTGTAAAATATCTTTCTCATGAAATATCTTAGCCACTTTAACTATAGTATCTAACTTAGTATAAACTTCTTCTTTCTTAGCTTCAGGTATCTCATTGTATAAATCAAGAAATCTTCTATCAAGTAAACTTTCTTTCTTTATTTCTTTTATTTCTCCTCTAAGTTCTACATTCTCTCTTAGTAATCTTGAATAGTTTTCAAATATACTTTCAGTCTCATGTTTGTGAGAGAATTTATAATCATAATACAAATCTTGCAAATGACTATCGTATTTAATTGCTAAAGGAAAAACATTACTTATTGCATGAATCACTGAAGAGTGGTCCATACCAAGAGTAGAACCTATATCGTATAAACTCATTCTAGTATGCTTCTTGCATAGCTTGAAGTATACAGCTCTTGCATATACATAGTTTCTTTTTCTTGTTTTCATTCCTATATCTATTCCTAAACAATTATCTAAATAGGCTTTGATTTCATTTGCCTGTAATGTTCTTACTAAATTCATTATTTCTTTCTTAATTGATTAATACATACAGCTAATCGCTGTTCTCTTAGTGGATACTCTTGTTTCATTGTGGCATCTGTCATACATCTGCTGACAAAATCGTCTTCACTTTCTTGGGGTCTTTTCTTTGGTATTGGCATAATTTAATTTTATTTCTCGTTTATTTAATTTATCACTCATTAATGTTAAAAGCATAAAGCTCATATGTTCTATTGCTTTTTGTATTCCCGAACATTCCCAGTACAGTTCTTGACTTTCATATTCTTTTAATAATTTTCTAAGGTCATTTATCGACATTCCATCTTCTAAATCATACATCGATAAATTAAAGTATTCTTCTTTAATTTGTTTTCCTTTATAATGTTTCATGGATTACATAATTGTCCAGATTCGGTATTTCATCTTGAAAGAAATACTTATACTGTTCTATGGCTCTATCTAATTTAATTAAACTATTATTTATAAACTCATCTGAACAATCACATATCATTATATCTTTAGAATCTTTATCTACTACAACAAAGATAAATTCATCCACATCAAACATTTTTAAATATAATGCGGCTTGTAGGTCATAAGAAAAATGTTTTGCACTCCATCTAAATTTAGTTATATCTGAAGTAGTTTTTAAATCTATAATAACATTGTCTTTAAGTATATCTGCTTTGCCTCTAAAAGCTAAGCCGTCAATCATCTTTGCTTGAGGAACTTCAAACTCAGCTCCATTTAATAAACTTGTAACTTCACTACATTTAAGAACAGCATCAGATATTCTGTTAGCATTATCAAATTCACTTCTTGTATAAACATTAGCCGAACCCGTTTCAATAACAGCTTCTTTAAATGTTTTGGTGGCCTTAGAGCCATCGATTATCCTTAGGTCTTTTATTTTATGTGGTTCAAGTACAGATAAATGTACAAGTCTACCATCTCTTAACGCTTGAACATCCTGATTCACATTAAGCGATTTAAGGTATGCTTTAGGACTTTGTAGTAGTTTCTTAGCTGAAGAAGAAGATAATGCGTTAGAACCCAAGTAACCGTAGTAAAACTCATCATCATACATTCTTTCTATGATGTCTATATACTCCCATTGTTTGTTATCAAATGTTGTTATCATAATTTATATTTTAAGCTAATATACACATTTGTTAATTAAATGTTGTTAAAGACTTGTTAAATTTTATGTTCTTTTTCAATCTCTTTCTGTAGATTAGCTAAGGCTCTCCAAGCAACTTTAGCTGAATGTCTTATGCCATCTGAGTCTATTGTTCCAGCTTCAAGCAAATGTCTAGCAAGGGCATCTAATTCATCTCCAGATTTACTTCTATCCCAATGTAAAGGCTTGTCTGGATTATGCTGATAATTTCCTGCATAACTACATTTAGCCACTTCTCTTATTGCGTCAGGAAAGTAATTCAATACTCCTGAGTAAATAGGTATTTTCTTTCTCTCTGTCATTATATATATAATTTACATTAATGTTATAAGAAGAAGAACAGGTCCAGTTTAAAATGATAGCTTCTTTATGTTCCATGCTTCTCCTAGTTTATTTAATACTTCAAGTAAAGGACCAGTCTTTTCTGACCATTTACTTTTATAATAACACACCTCTACAATACATTGATTTAAAGGAATGTCTCTTGTGTCATCCTCAAAAGAATGAACAACTTTTAACACAATGGCTTTTTCTTGATTATGCCAAGAGTCGCTTATTCTTTCTAATAATAACCTTTGACCAGTGGGAATCCTGTTTCCCTTTCTTTTTACTTCAATTAATATTAAAGCATCGTTATTAAATTCAAGTACAGCATCAATATCAGAAGGATGTATTTTCCCATTCTGTATGCCAGTAAAATCAATAACTTGCTTTACTTGCTTAGAGTTTCTTATAAGAGACTTATTTGTAAGCATCTATAATTTTTTTCAACCTTAATACTATTGTTCTAACACAAGAAGAACAAGTTGAAGGTTTGCTTTTTTTATTAAATATTCTGTTGCTTATTTCATAAAGTCTTTTAATCTCCTCATTATTTAAAACATTCTTGTTCTTAGCAAAGAATCCTGTTAAATAATCATACTCTTCTTCAGTCAAACATTCTAACTTATTGTGTCTAAACACCTTATTTAATAGTTCTTTTCTTTCATTACATCCGCAATCTTCTCCAGCTATAAACTTAACCAACTTCTTAATTCCTGTTGCTTCTGTAATTTTCTCAATGTCATCTCCTAATCCTTTTGATTTTGTTTCTTGTTCTGCATCAAAGTTCTTTTTCCATTCTTTGTATGCTTTGGTTCTTTTGTCTTTTGGTTCTTTCATAATTATATTATTTATTATTTGATATTAAAACTCCATTTCTTTTTATCTTAGGTTTTCTTTCCTTTTCTAACAAAGATTCTTTTTGTCGTTCTTTTCTGGACTTTTGCTCTTTTGTTGTTGCTCTACTATGTTTTTGTCCTTTTAATGGTTTAAACTGTTTCATAACAAATGATAATCTCCATTTAAGTAATCTTCTATATATTCTATAAATTTGCTTTTAAGTATAGCTTTATA